GGAATCCACCCTTGGCGCCCGGGGTGGTTGCCTGCGGATCGGTGCCACGCAAGGTCATCGGCTTGGCCGACAAGGTTAGCGGTTGCATCCGCTTGGTCAAGTCGAACCCGATCTCACGAGCGGCCTTGACCATGCTGTCGGTTGCCAGACCCGCAGGCTGGAGGAACCAACCGCGCAAGGCCAGATCACGACGCGCGATGGCGGCGCTGTCGTTCAGATCGCGCACGAACTTGGGAGCGCCAGGCTTCACCATCCGGGTGGACTGGGGAGCCACCTTCGGGGTTTCCACGGGTGCTGCGCTGCGGGCTTCCGCCATCTCGACGGCGTCCTCGGCGGCAACGGCGGCGTCCTCGGCAATGGAAACCTCGTCAGCCACTTCGCCGACTTCGGCCTCCAGTGCGCCGATGCGCTCGGTCACGTCACTCAGTCCGGCTTTCAACTCGTCCATCTCAAGTCTCTCCTCGGGGGTGAGTTCTCTTGTTTCAACCACAGACAAAAGCGCCTGTAGCCTTTCCCTAACTTCCATCGAAAAAACCTCCGGTTCAGGGAACTAATGCGTGGAAGTCTAACGACCAGCCCGCACTGTCACCTTGTGAAGCAGTTCCAGGAGCGCCAGCTTGTCACGATCCATGCGCCGCTGATGGTCGTGCATGGACCGGACGGCCAGCGTGGTCTCGGGATACGCCGGCATCGAGACGGCCGACACCTCATGGAGCACCAGATCGTTGATCGTCCGCCGGCGCAAACGCGGGTTGGACTCATGCGGTTCCCATGCCTCGGAGTTCCGTTCCGGCAGGGTGAACCCGAAAGACATCTGGTCGCAGTCCCCACGGCGGACCAGTTCCGCCAGATCCCTGGCGAACCCGGTATCCGGCAGGTCGATCTCCACCGCCAAACCTTGGTCGGTGTCGTTCAGGCGCAGGGTGCCGTTGGAGCGCCGGCCAAGGAGGAGCCGGCTGTCGTGGTTCCAGAAGCCACGCACATCCTGCGAGGAATCCAGCGAACGCTTGAATGCCCCGGGTGCGATCCGCTCGATGAACCCGCCGAGGTCCTCGCTGTCGGAGTTGTAGACGGCGGCCAATCCCCGCAGGGTTTTCCCCTCGGTGTCAACGCCGGAAAGCTTGGACAGTCTGCGCTCGATCATGGTTAATCCTCGGTGTCCCCGTTGTCTTCCTCTAGGGTGGTGGGGGAGTTGGACAGCGGGTCCACCGAGGAGTCTGTAACCGGCATTTCCCCGGCCGGCGCCCTGGCACCCACACCCTTGCCAAGCGGTTGCATGTTGAGCGGTTGCAGGTACTGATCGCCTTCCGGCCCGATGGGATCGAGGCCTTCCAAACGCCGGCAATCATTGGCCGACAGCCAGCCCCAGTTGCGGGCCACCGCCATCGCCTGCACCCGGCGCTCGATGTTGGCGCGCAGCAAACCGTTCAAGTCGTGCTCAATCTTGTGCGTCCTGCGCTCCATGGTGGACAAGCACTTGAGCATCAATTCCTGTTCGATCCGCACCAGGATCGGTTGCAGGCAATCGGTGAGGAATTGCTGTTGTTCCGAGTCGATCGTCTTGAACCCGGGGGAATCAATCGCCTTCAGCTTGGACAGCGGACAATTGAACCACCTGGCCACTTCCCGCACGGCGAACTGGCGTTGTTCGAGGAACTGGGCATCCGTGGCGTTGGTCTGGACCGGGTTGAAGGTCATGCCGTTTTCCAACACTATCACGCGTCCAGCATTCTCCACGCCGGAATGGACGCGGGTGAAGTCCGCCCGCAGCCTTTCCACCGCCTCCGCCGTCAGGCGGCCGGGATGTTGTAACACTCCCGCCGACTTGATGCCTTGGTCCATCATCGCCTGCGCCACCGTTTCGGCGCTCAGCGTCAGGCCCAGGCTGGATGCCGCTCGGCTCAGGATGGACACGGCCATGATGCCGTTCTCGTCCAGGGGACCGGTGCGGACGTGGATGACATTGCGGGCCGGGAGGTGAGTCTGCTCCTCGGTCCCGGCGGCGTAGGTGTACCAGATGGCGCCATCAGCGTCCCGCTCGGCGGTGACATACTGCGCCGGGAGCCACCACAGAGCGCGGACGGAGCCGTTGGAATAGCGTTCGATTTCGGCAAACCCTGATCCGTACAACAGCGCATCGTTCATCAGGGTAGTGCGGAAATCCACCGCCCCGATCTCGGTGTTGGGGAAGGCGTGGAGGAGATCGTACAACGGGTGATCGGTGGCCTTGGCCCGACCTTCCCCGGATGACCGGTACAGGAACAAGGGAAGGCTGGCGATGGTGTTGGAAATTAGGCTGATACAGCAGTGAACGGCCGAGATCGTGACGGCTTCATGGGGGGAGATCCCCCCGGCGTGGCCGAATAGGCCGGCCGCGCTTCCATCGGACAGGTTCATTCCGACAGTTTTCCACACGCCACCCTTGGGGTGGGACCTGCGGAAAAGGCCGGCTATCCAGCTTTGGGCTGATTGGAGGAGTGGTGCCATGCCGGACAAGATACCGGCATGGCGGAACTGTCAGGTTTTAGGCGGCGAGGAAGGCGTCCAAGTCGATGCCGAGTGACTGGCAAAGTTCCTTAATTGAGCGGACATAAAGGTCTACTTCTTGAAAAGCTTCAGTCGATCCGTCAAACTTTTCCCGAAAAGCCTTTCTGCCCGTGGGGATATCCTTGCTGCTGAGAGTCTGCTTAATTGTGTCCTCTAAAGATTTGGCATTCCAGCCAGTCATCCTGATCTCGTCAATAACCTGCCACCCTTTTCGACGGTGCTTTTCCAGCCTACCTGAGCCAATGTTCATGATGCCGTATTTTATTTGGCCAGGCCTGTAAAGCATGTAGATGAGACTGGGCTTGGCTGTCTTAAAACCAGTATCCGCACATTCGCGACAACCGCAACCGCCCATTGCTCTAGTGTTAACAGTTGCTGTCCATTCGTGACCGCAGTCTGCGCATTTCCAATTTTGAACTAGATTTGACCCAGCGGACAATGAGCTCAAGTCATTTGGCCCCTGATGGTCTTTGACCAAGTGGGGGTAGAGAAATGCGGCGCTTTCTTCATACGGTACTGTGCTTCGTTTTCGAGAACCCTCTTTGTCGCCGCACTTCTTGCAACCTTGACCCTTTACCCTGTTGCTTACAGTCGATGGCCATTTGTGGCCACACTCTGAACATTCCCAGTTTTCAACAAAATCAGAACCTCGGCCAAGAGAGCCAAGATTTCTAGGGCCGCGATGTTCTTTTGCTAAGTGTGGAAACAAAAACGCTACGCTTTCCTCATATGGAACTGTGCTATGTTTTTGCGCCCCAGCCTTGCGCCTACACGGTTTACAGCCCCTGCCATTTGCCCTATTACAAATTTTCGCTGACCATTTATGCCCGCAATCTGAGCATTCCCAGTTTTGAAATAAATTAGATTGTGGACCAAGAGAGCAAAGGTCGTTTGGCCCACGGTCATCCTTAATCAGGTGGGGGTAGAAAAACGCCACACTTTTTTCGTAAGGAAATGTTCTGCGCTTTTTAGCCGAAGCTTTGTCGCCACACGGTTTGCAGCCGTGCCCATTTGTCCTATTGCGCACAATGCCAGACCATTCGTGACCGCAAACCTTACATTTCCATTTCTTTGACTTAGAACTAGACCCAGTCACATCCGTTGTATCATCCAAGCATTCCTTAACCAGTTCATCGTGCGTTGTGGCCAAATCATTCCACCCTTTGATCAGCGTGCCCCTTTTTAACTTCTTCCCATCCGGCCCATACTTGCACCGGTGCTTCCAATCCTTGATTGGGCTTTCTTTTTTGTGCTGGCAGCCTTTAGACTCACACATGCCTCGATCCTCCTGGTAAGGGTCCGGGTTAGCAACCGGCAGGGATCACTACTCCCTGCCGGTTGCGCTTATTATTATACGCCTTCCTTCTCCGGTTGTTTGAGCTTTTCCGCGTCATAATCCGTGATGATCGCGTAGCCAAGGATGTCGCCGTTCTGGTGCTCGGCCATGTCCCAGACAACCTGGATGCTGTGCTTCCTCTTGAGCAGAAACTCCTTGGCCAGAAGCACGGACGCGTAGCACTGGCCGAACCAGTAGATGGCCTTCCTGGTGCTTAGGTCCACCTTGAGGCTTTCAACCTCATCGTCCTCGGTGACCGGCTCAAACCTGTCGTACTGCTTGGCCCATCTCTTGTCGAAGCTGCAAGCTGATTCCCACAACCTCTGGAAATCCTTCGCTGTGATCTTCATGACTCAATCCTCCTTCTTCGGTCTTCCTGGTTTCCTGAACTTCACTTCCGGCTTTTCCAACTCCCTCGGGTGGATCAGGTGGATCTGCCCCACCTTGACTGTCTTGATCCTCCCGGCCTTGATCATCGCCTGAACCCGGCGGATGGTTACCCCCAGACGCTCAGCGGCCTGGGCGGTTGTGAGAAAATTGATGCTTGACACCGAAGCTACCCCCCTTTGGTGGAACCACAATCGCGCCACAAACACTCCACCCCACCAGGCAGATGATGTTTGCCAAGAACTTGGCGGCGTGTTTTGTCATGGCGATATCGCGATCAGCGACAAGGCCGCTGTTGATAAAGCGTTTGCCGGCGCTGCCAAGCTCGTAGCTTTTTACAGATATTTCCATCTCTTCAACCGTGCGAAACTCCGCATAGGAAGCCGTTGCGGCGTTGTAGATCAGCGAGAAACCGACCACAAAGACCAAGACCTTGGCGATCAGATACCCCCAGGAGAGGGTCATCATGACCATGCGCCGCTCGCGCTTGGTGTAACCGGGCGCCTTGGGCCGTTGCTTTGTGGCGGGAGCCGGCGCTGGTTCGGGCTTCGGCTCGACAGCCGCCGGCTTGACGGCCACGGGGACCGGAGCCTTCTTGGCGGGTATGACCATCTTGGCCTTGTCAGCCTCGCGCAACTGGCGCAGGTAATCCATCGTCTCCTTGCTTACCGTGCTCATCTCTCGTTCCTCCTTTTGCTTCCCTAACACTATACGCCTGAACCTTCAGTTTGTTCAAGCAGCCATCACCAACCACTCGCCAGCCTGGATCGGTCCGTAGCTAAGGGTCCTCGCATCCACATGCACCTGGATGCCGTCCCACTTGAGAGCCCGGCGAACGCCTTCCAGCGTCAGTCCGGTAACCTCGCAGGAGTCTGAAACCATCCGGTACATCGCTCGTTCCCTCGTCTCGACCATTCCTTGCTGTACATAGAACTATACGGACGAACGAACGGAAAGTTCAACGGGGTGACACGGATTTTTTTCGGTTTTAATAATTAGGTGGGGATTCTTAAATAACCGTCAGGCTGGAATAGTTCGAATCGTTGGCCGCCTCATGGAAATCCAGGCGTGCCAGTGCCATCACGGCCGCCACGGCCATGTCGATCCGCTCCGTGGACTTGGCCTTGGAAAGCTTGATGTTCCCAGCCGGGTCTTTCTCCACCACGCAATTGGACACGCACCAGTTCAGCACGGGGTGGTCGCCGTGCTGGATGCGCTTGGACAGGACGGACGCCTCCCAGAGCTTGGTGGCGGGTGACATTGAATAGAAGCCTTGGCCAAATCCGACCACATCCAGCCCGGCTTCCTGTAGTTCCTGCGACAGTTGTGCTGCGTTCCAGCGGTCCACGGTGACTTCACGGATGGAATACTTCTCGGCCAGCTCGAATATCTTCGCCTTCACCTTGGAGAAATCAATCACTTCCCCTTCGGTGACCTCAAGGAATCCGTCCCTGGCGTATGCGTCATACCGTGCAAGGCTGCGTTTTTCCCTCATGCGGATGGTTTCACGCGGCACAAAACCAAACGGCTCCAGCCACACCTTGCCGTTTGGCAGGGAAAACGCCAGCGTGATGGCGGTGATATCAGACACACTCGACAGGTCCAAGCCCATGTAGCACGGGGAACTGATCAGATCCTCTTCACTGGGTCGCTGCGCCACACATGCCTTCCACTTCTCCTGAGTGATGAAGGTGGCTGATCCTTCTGTCCATTGGTTCAGGTGCAGTTGCCTGAACACATTCTCCTTCAGCGGGTTGGCCTTCGCCTCATTGCACGCCGCCTCCAGGTAATCCT